AGGATAAACTCATGTCGCATTACTACTGCCGTGCGCTTCTTTCGGGTGGCGAGGCTGAATATTCAATCACTGGCACACTTCAGACCAGCGAGGGCGACATAAATCTGAAAGCTCGCCCAGACTATGTGAAAGCAAACAAGCACTTTATCATTGACCTGAAGACAACCTTTGATGCTTCTGCCGACGGGTTCGCGCGCGCTGCTGCTGACAATGATTATCATATTCAGGCCGCGTTGTATTCTGACCTTATGGAGATGCTGACCGGAGACAGTCGCGGATGGTCATTCTTTTTTATTGCACAGGAGAAGCGCAAACCGTATGCTTTTAATATCTTTGAGGCATCACCTCAGTTTATCGGGCAAGGGCGGTATGAATATGAGCAACTCCTGAAGCTATACAAAATGTGTATCGATAATAATAAGTGGCCAGGATACCATGTGTTCTGCGAGTGGAAGTCCGGCAACATTGAACTGAACCTGCCGAAGTGGGCAGTGAAAGAGATTGTATTCTATAATCATAAAATCTGAAACTATGAGTGAAAACACACCGGCAGTGAGACAACTGCCAACATATGATGAATTAGTGTCTGGAGACATTGAACTGAAGAATAACCAAGTCGGAGCAAACCTGCTATTAAATAGAGAGCCACCGAAAGAATGGTTAAAGGATCACCCAATGGCAAAGGGCGTAAAATATCTGCCGATTGAGCGAGTTGAATATATGCTGACCAGCATCTTTAAGAGGTGGAATGTTGAGGTTCGACAGGTGCAGGTTATTGCCAATTCAGTTGTAGTAACTATCCGGCTTTACTACCAGGACATACTCTCAAATGAAATGCTCTGGCAGGACGGCATAGGTGCCTCGCCAATTCAGACTGACAAAGGGGCCGGTGCAATGGACTGGAACCATACAAAAAGTGATGCAGTGATGAAGTCTGCCCCCGCTGCTGAAAGTTATGCAGTAAAGGATGCCGCCGAAAAGATAGGCAAACTCTTCGGCAAAGATATGAACCGGGCGGATAAAATAATGTATGACACCCTTCCAACTATCGAAAAGAGAGATAAGCTGGAGGAATTAGATAATGAACTTAATAACGAAAACAATGAGTAACATTTCAGGTAAACTAAATTTGATGCAGTTAAAGGCTGCAATCAGGCGCATGGATGGACAGAATGGCCCCGTTAATTGTGTGGTAATTCCCATTGAGGCTAATCATTTATTTCAAGGCGATAAGGGCATCTATCTTGATCTTATTGCTTTTGAAAGTAAAACTAAAAATGATGCCATAAAAGACACTCATCTTGTTAAGCAATCTCTCCCGAAGGAGATACTTGATGCAATGACTGAGGATGAAAAAAAGAGCCAGCCTATTCTTGGCAATCTCCGGGTATGGGGTGAATATACCGAACAACCCCCGCAATCGGATATGACCGTGCAGGATGAAATAAGCGGTTTGCCTTTCTGATGATTAAGTACATTGCCATAAAGGAGAAGGACAAGTTCCGGATAGTTAACGACAGGCTGTTCCGCGAAGAACTTGCCCGACTCCCTGGTGGCAGGTATGAAATTGTGATCCGGAAGAAACGCCGGATGAAAAGTCAGCCTCAGTTAGGGTATTATTATTCGTGTGTCCTTCCGCACTTTCACCGCGCAGCTATTGACGCAGGATGGGAGTTCGCCAATATTGAAGAACTTGATAATTATCTGAAATCCATGTTCGCATCAAAGGACATAATAAATAAGCACACGGCAGAGATTCTGACCATACCGGGTCTGAAGCGTGACATGACAACAACTGAAATGATGTTGTTTGTGGATGCAATCAAAGAGTATGCTCTTGAGTTCCTGAACTATCGGATTCCTGATCCGGAGCAGCAGACAGAAATTTTTGGTGAAGATTTGCAGAGTTTGAAATAAAGTTGTATATTTGCAATACCAAATTAAGTGTACGATGAATGATTTTTGCAATTTACCGATTTTAAACATACCCCGTCACGGGCTTAAATTCCTTCAGGTGGAGCGTACACTCCCAGGGCCTGAAGGTTTTTTTGTGCCGGACGGGGTTCTATTTTTGTGTCATGAGTGAGGGGTGGATAATGTTACACAGAAAGATACGTGACCATTGGATTTGGAAATCAGACCATAGATTTAAATGGTGGATTGATGTTCTTTTAAGTGTAAATCATTGCGACAATAAGGTTTTAATAAAAGGAACTTTAATTGAATGTAAAAGGGGACAGTCTGTAATGAGTCTTGACACATGGGCAAAGAGATGGAATGTGACGAAAAAGACAGTAAAAGATTTTTTTGAGTTGTTACAACAAGACTCAATGTTAGTATACGAAGGGATGCAAAATACTACACGCATAACGGTTTGTAATTACGATAGTTATCAGGGTATGGTAAACGATACGGAAACACAAAGTAAACGCCAAGTAAACGCTGCGGAAACGCTGACTGCACCCAAACAAGAATTAAAAGAAGGCAATAATGATATAAATATATCTTTTGATGTTTTTTGGGATAATTACGGGAAGAAGGTAGGCAATAAGAAACTTTGCATTAAGAGATGGAATAAACTAAAAGATCAGGAACGTCAGACAATAATTGATACACTACCTTCGTTTTTAAAATCGATAAGTGATAAGAAGTATTTACCATATCCAGAAAAATATCTGAACGAAAGAAGATGGGAAGATGAAATTTCTATACCTCCAGTAAAAAATAATTCACCCGTGACTCCCGCTTATATAATCCCAGGATGGCAATCAAGATGACAGAACAAGAATTACAACAAATCATTTATAACAAATGATGAGTTTAATTATGATGCTTACAACAGAGTATGCAAACGGTAACTATATTTCAGAAAGTAACGGAGGTTAATAAGCCTTATCATGTTCCGGTAAGCGTTATAGTTGATCGTATCAGAAACGGCAAAGATCGTGTTCTTACAGATATGCTTCGCATGGAACCTGATCCTGAACGTCGGAGAAAAATCAAAGTAAAGATACCGGCTATTTGTTTTTCTGGTGTATTTTCAAAACACGCTAATGATGCCTGTGTGAAACACTCAGGACTTATTGCTATTGATTTTGACCATTTAGGTGAACGTCTGCCGGAATTACGTAAGCGACTTGAATCTGATCCATATACTTTCATTTTATTTTTATCTCCTTCTGGTGACGGACTAAAACTTGTGGTAAAGATTCCGGACAGTATATTGACGCATGAGTTTAGCGCACGAGCTTTAACTGATTACTATGCAGATGAACAATTGGATGAATTTAGGGATATTGCCAGGTTTTGTTTTTCAAGTTATGATCCAAATATTTACTATAATCCGGACAGTAAGATTTTCACCACAATAAAAGAAGAACAGATAATCAAAAAGGTTATCCGCACTTCTGGACCGCTTACAGACAGTCATGAGATACTTGCAAAAATAGAAGAACGATTTACGGAAGAAGGTAAATTTTATGCAGACGGGAACAAGCATAATTTTCTTGTATCAATGTTTGGAGCGACAAATGTATTTGGCATATCATTGAACGAAGCAATATCACTTGTGTCTTTCAAATATCATAATGCAGCATCGACAGTTGATATGAAAGACTTTGAGAAGATAGCAACAAGTGTTTATAATAATTATTCTCATCAGTTCGGCAGTTGTACTTTTAACGGTAAGGGTGATGCTGTTGAAACTATCACGCAAAAGATTGTCAAAATAACTGACTTAGCAATTGATCTGCCATTAAAAGATGTAGTTTATTTGGATGCCGTCAGAGATAATATGCTTGCCACGTTTCATAATGGTCGCAGTCGTGGAGAATCTACTTATTTTGATACATTGGATGAGAGATTCAGATTCAAACGTGGTGAGCTTACTTTGATGCACGGTATAATGAACCAGGGCAAGTCAACAATGATGATGCAACTCTGCCTTATTAAGTCTGTAAAAGATGGGTATAAGTGGGCGTTTTTTTCTCCGGAGCAAGACCCGCCTTCAGACTTCTATGATGATATTGTGCATATGTATGTCGGCAAAAGTACACTACCGTATTACAGTAACCAGATGACCGAAGAAGAGTTTATTCGTGGAATGGATTTCGTTCGCGATCATTTCTTTTTTATTTACCCAGAAGATGACAGTCCTACGCCTGAATATATAAATTCACGATTTGAGGCAGTAATCTATAAACATCATATCGATGGGTGTGTGATTGATCCATATAACCAACTTGATAACGATATCCGAAAAACCGGAGGACGTGAAGATTTATATCTCAGTTCATTCCTGAGTCAACAAAAACGATTTGCACAAAGACATAAGCTGTTTATGTTTGTTGTGGCACATCCAAAAGGAACGGTAAAAAGAAACAACAATGGAGATTTCGAGGTTCCTGATGTGTATGACCTGGCCGGTGGTGCTATGTGGGCTAATAAATGCGATAATGTTATTTGCACCTTCAGACCTTATCATCGGTCTGCTCCTGGGAATAGAGATGTAATATTTTACAGTCATAAGATAAAGAAACAACGTCAGTGCGGAACGCCTGGTGAAGTGAAGCTACAATTTGATCCGTCAACAATGCGTTATTATGAGAGCAATATGTTGAGCCTTCGTGCTAATCCATTGGAGGATGCACAAAAAAGAACAATAGCTAATCCTGATTTATTTATTGAAAGCAAAGAATCATGCCCGTTTTAACACAACAAGAATATCACAATCTTAAAAATTGGGTTCGACACGATATGGAATCGGATAAATTAATTGAACTGACACACAAGCAAATTGATGCTTTCAAAATACTTATTGCTGAAGAATATGGATGGCCTTCATTTACGCTAAACTTTTCAAAGGATATGAAACACATCATAAAAATAAAATTATGAAAGAATCAAAGCCCCGCCTCAGTCGTCGCATGGCACGGCAGTTGGTAAAGAACTTAATTTTGAGGCTTGACATTGAAGAATTAGTCGAGCATCCTGACAGTCCTGAATCTGACCGGATACGGGATAAGTACCTGAAAGAGATAACGAAACGCAGAGAAATTGAACAATCAACGCAGAACTGATGCGACCACTATCTGAAAGACTAAGATATATTCAATTGAAAGGTCATCTTTATTTTGGCGACAAAGAGTGGGTATGGGTTGCTGCTCCAGATACTGAGTGTGTCGTGCGTGAGATGAGATGTGGGTCAAAGTGGCAGTTAGTTGAGCGCGTTTACGACTTGTTAGTAGGGATAATGATATGAAACAGGTGTTTTATCCATATTGGGATTGGGAAGATTATAAGAATGGTATGTATGATTTGACCGATAATCAAGAACAACTGATTGGCTTGTCAAGAGAACTTTTGTGTAATTCTGATGAATTTAAATTGATTGCTCTTAAAGTTATTTCCGAGTGGTCAATATCAGCGGCAGTCAACCTTACAAATAAAAGTTGTAACAGACGGGCGTGGTTGGGCCAGGCTTCGTGTAGCTACAAACATAAAGCCCCTGAGGTATTGACAAGAATTGCATGGAGCCAAATGACAGAGACGGAAAGAACGGAAGCAAATAAAACTGCTGACAAATGTATCAGAGAATACGAAACTATATTACGCAATGGGAAGCGCGAGGATACCATAATGGTATTCCAGATGAAGCTCCCGTTAGATTAGAACAGTTAGGCAAAGTTCCTTCATATAGACAGATTTGCATGGCAATACTGAAAAACGATACTACATTAAAATCACTTGGTCAGTCAAGGCCAAAGTGCAAATTATATGATGAACTTAAAAGAATAGAGTTAATTGAGCGAGGTGTTTTAAAACCGGATTTACAACTTAAATTATTCAGAGATGAAGAATGTTTATGATGCTACGATAGATAGACTAAAAGTCATATTTGAGGATTTTGATAACGTCCTGGTAGCATTTAGCTGTGGTAAAGACAGTGGCGTAATGCTTAACATGGCATATCAGTATGCAAAAGAAAACGGGTTACTTCATAAGTTAGCATTTTATTACGAGGACTATGAGGCCAATTATAAATACACGCATGAGTATGCTGATAGGATGTTTAAATTCGTAGATGTAGAGCGCAAATATTGGTTATGCCTTCCGATTTCTGCCGCGTGTTCTGTCTCGATGTATGAGCCACGTTGGATACCTTGGAATCCGGCACAAAAGGATATTTGGGTTCGTAAGATGCCGGACTATGATTATGTTGTCAACTTAGATAACTGCCCTTATAAATTTACGATTGGCACAAAGGGGTTTGATGCAAGAATACAATTTGCCGAATGGTTCGCGAGTGTGTACGGAAAGACAGCCGTTCTTATTGGGATACGTGCGCAGGAATCCCTTACCCGTAGGGCAATCTTTACAAGCAATCACAGGAAGTATATGCACAAGAATCTTGTTTACTCAAAGATAGTAGATAAGACATTCTGTAATTTTTACCCTATTTACGATTGGATCACTGAGGATATATGGATTGCGAACGCTAAGTATGAGTTTGATTATAATAAGATTTACGATTTGTATTATCAGGCAGGATTGACAATAGACATGATGCGTGTCGCAAGTCCATTCCATTTAAGCGGACAAGATAACCTGAAATTATATCGCGTCATTGATCCTGACAGTTGGGGCAAGATGGTAGGCAGGGTTAACGGGTGTAACTTCGGTGGCATCTATGGGGGTACAAGTGCAATGGCATGGAAGAAAATCGTAAAGCCAAATCATTTCACATGGAAAGAGTATGCTGAGTTTCTTATAAGCACACTTCCGGAGGCGACAAAAAAAAAGTTCCTGTATCACCTGGGTCGGTTACAGAAGACGTGGGAGGAAGATGGCTACGGCAGGAATCCCAGAGTAATAAAGGCAATGATAGCCGAAGGGATTGAAGTTGAAAATACGCATGAGATATCAAAGAAATGCACAAAACCCGATGTGTATGAGATTGTCAAAATTAAGTCAGGCTTTCCGGATGAGACAAATGTTCATCATAATTTCCGGATATGTCCTTCGTGGAAGTCGGTTTGCATCACAATAATGAAAAATGATTATACGTTAACATACATGGGCGTACAAAGATCAAAAGACAAGAACCTACTGAAAGAGCGTGGACTTGCAAAATATGCCAAACTAAAAGACATTAAGAAACAGATAAAAGTAATGGAGATTGCAAAATGAAGTACCAGGACTTGTGGTATAAAGGTAAGTTAATTGATAATGGCAAGCGCGAGTGCTCTGCAAGGTATGAGATCATCAAATCATTTTGCAGCAGTAATTTTGAACATCGATTTACGGTTTGCGATATAGGGGCAAATATGAATTATTTTGGCATGAGATTGATTGAGGATTTTGGGTGTAGTGTTATTGCATTTGAGTTTCACCAATTTGAGATGCGTAAGAAAGCAATAGGCAAAGTAAGTAACCTTATGTTTGTTAATCACAAACTTTCAATTGAAGATTTAGAACTATTGATAAAGTGCTGTCATTTTGATTTGATACTGGCATTATCGGTATTGCATCATCTCCCAGGCAGATCAGATAAATGGATTCAGTTAATGCGTGATTTATCTGACAACGTTATAATAGAGTTCGCATTAGAGGATTCAGGCAGAACTATTAAGAAAATCGGATACACAATCCCCAAAGATGGCATATTGTTAGGGTACGGGGATAGTCATTTAATGAATAATTTTAAGAGGCCAATAGTATTATTAAAAAAATAGTAACATGAAAGCAGTTCAGACAACAATTTACGATGCAATTCAGACAGAAACGCAGACGAATTATGTATCTCCGGTATATAATGTGCTTCGCGTTCCGATTGATAAGATAAAAGCTAACGCCTATAATCCTAACGCGGTAGCACCTCCGGAGATGAAACTTTTGGAGTTGTCTATATGGGAGGATGGGTTCACTATGCCGGTAGTTTGTTATTACCTGAAAGATCAGGATATATATGAGATTGTTGACGGCTATCACAGATATACAGTTTTATGCACAAGCGAGCGAATCCGGTCCAGAGAGAAAGGGCTTCTGCCGGTAGTGGTCATTGAAAAGGATTTATCTAACCGTATGGCTTCGACCATAAGGCATAACAGGGCCAGGGGTTCACATAATATCGAACTCATGAGCAGTATTGTTGAAGAATTAGTTGGTGCGGGCATGAGTGACGGGTGGATACTCAGGCATATCGGAATGGATAAAGATGAGTTATTGAGACTGAAACAAATCACAGGAATAGCGGCATTATTCAAAGACGGAGAGTTCTCTGAGGCCTGGAAAGATACAAAGACTGTCACCGAGGATGATAAGTTTGCAATAGTCGAAGATGATGAAATCTGTGAGTAAGATGATACAGGAGTGCCAGGCTGTATTTAATTCCTTCATTCGCAAGCGAGATGCGGGGCTGCCGTGTATATCCTGCGATGCTCCTTATTTTACTGATTGTGGTCATCTGTTTAAGAAAAGCACCCGCCCTGCTATGCGCTTTAATCCTATGGCAGCACACGGTCAGTGTCGGGAATGTAACTCTATGCCTGACGGTAATTATGATGCTATGTGCAAAGGGATAGCAAAAAGATACGGCAGTGATTATCTTGTGACCGTGATTCAGGAATCAAATGAAAGCCGCAAATCAGATCATAAATGGAGCAGATCAGAGTTGGAAGAACTTATTGCGTATTTCAAAAAAGAGATAAAAAGTCTATAAACATGACTAATATCATTGGATTATTGAAAATTAATACTTTAACTTTGAAATAAAAAGGACATGAAAGAGAAATCACTTTTAAGACGTTATCGCTGGCCGTTGTTCATCCTCATGTGGGGTGCAGGTCAGTTTGCGGGTACGATGTTTCTGTATGGTCGTCCTGGTGATGCTTTGTATGGGTTCATTACTGCGCTTGGAGTAGGCACTATTTGTGTTGTATTAGAGATGATTGACGAAACGAGAGAGAGAAATGAAAGCCGCTGAAGAGATGACAAGAGAAGAATTTAACGAACAAAGCCTGATTGATCGT